ACCACCAGAAGTCAGGACCTGACCAGCAGTTCCATAGTTTGCACCTGACAAACCAATCGCACCGCTCTTATCAATGCGAAGGCGCTCTGTGACGCTAGAGGCACCATCTGCTGTAGTGTAGAACGCAATACGTCCCGGCATGTCGTTCGTACCGGGAGTACCATCAACAGCAACCCTGATTTCAGCAGCGGGAATAAATCCAGTCCCATCAGAGCCAGCAAACTTTACAGAGCTAATTACGTCATTTTCTTGCACAACCGTCTGGGTGCCGGGAGTGGTAGCGCGAGAGCGCAGAAACTGTACGGAAGCTCCAGCAGAAGAACTCCAAGATGCGTGCTGATACCCTTCGGTTCCATTGACCTGAAGAACACCAGTTGAACCGCTGATGCCAGCAAGAGGAGCCGTATGACCAGCCACAAGTTCACCAGCACTCAACTCAATGGCAGGGCCAGCACCGCTCTGTGCCACCTTCAATCCAGAGGTGGAGGTATTGAGAGTGATTGTCTGAGCTTCAGTGAAATTGTTGGTCGTGCTGATGCCGGGTACGCCGAGGCTCGTACGAGCGCCAGCAGCCGTTCCAGCGCCAGTACCGCCGCTAGAAACCTTCAGGTAAGGGCCAGTGTCAAAGAGGCTATCAATGCTGTCCAAGTCAGAGTTGATCTTGGTACCCCAAGTGTCCGTAGAGGCCCCAACTTCGGGCTTCGTAAGGTTGAGTTTAGCTGTAAATGAATCAGGCATATGCCACCTCTTGCCAAGTATCGTTTATAAGGCTCTTGAAAGCCTATGTTCTGGGGGTTGAAGGTACTTCGGACCAAATACCAGCAACATCTTCCGATGATGTCCAAACGACATTATCAGAAGTTTTGTCTGTCCAAGTCTCTGTCTGCGGCAGGGTTGAGAACCACCCAAAAAGAGTAGCCAACTGACCCGAAAGAGCGAATGATCCAGCGTCAGCCGTCAATACGCGAGTGAGGAAGAAGGAAACGCTTTCTCCAGACAGAGAGAAAGAACCAGCTTCTGATACAAGGTTGTAACCCTTGAAAAATACAACATTTTGACCAGAAAGGGAATAGGCACCAGCATCGGCTGAGATTATCCGAGTTACCCTGAGGCTTGCATCATTCCCGGTAAGGGCAAAAGAGCCAGAATCACTGACTATGACCCGGCCAACGAATGTTCCTGCATCCTGACCTGTAAGCGTAAAAGCGCCAGCGTCAGGCACAAGGAGTCTATCGTCCTTGCCTGTTCCGCCAAGCGGTGCCGATCCAAGTGCGTAATGGCCGAGCATCTATTACTCCGGTTTTGGAGGCCACGATGGGTTTAACGGATCAGTTGTGTTTTGAGGAAGGTCACGAAGAGTTTGACGATAAGCCGCCCAGTACCCCTGAACCTCAGTGGTGTACAAGTACCACTTGTCTGGGAGTACATAGGCATCACTTTCCGCAAGGAGCTTATTGCGCTTCTCTCTCAGCTTTTCCCATGCGCGGGATGTAGCTTGGGCAATGTGCGCTGCTTCTTCTTCATGCGTGAATGGGACAACCGTTACCTCTCCGGTGACGGCATTTGTGAGTACCTTATCCATTACCTAACTCCGTAGACGGTTACTGTGCCAGCATCGAAAGCAGTCTGAACAGACACGCCAATCGAAGTTGATGCAGTTGTCATATTGATTCGCCCGAAGCCAGTTTTTGTACCAGCACTTCCGGCCCCAAAGTTGCCAGTACCCATGCTATACGTTGTCGACCCATTAGATGCGCCCCAAGCAATAGTCGATCCGTTAAAAAGGTTTACGATAGCAGAACCATTCCACACGTTATCGGCAACACCACTGTCAGCAAAAAGCTGATGCGAGGTGCCAGCACTATCTACAATTCTGAGGTCATCTGTTGTGGTGGTTGCGCTTACATCATTGATAGCAAGAAACAAGTACCTATACCCAGTGAGGGTAAGGCTTGTCAGAGTCTGCGTTGTTCCCGATGTGGTCGTCAGGGTGCCAAGCAATGTCATGCTTGACGGATCAACCCAAGAAGGAGCCGCCGAAGCACCGCCAGATGTCAGGATTTGTCCTGATGTGCCATAGTTTGCACCAGCAATACCAAGCTGACCAGCAGAGCCAATGCGAAAATCTTCGGTGCCGTTTGTGGAAAACGCAATCGTGTCTGCGGCAGGGAAGAACATCCCTGTATTAAGGTCGCCAAATCCAGATACAGACGGTGCAGCGGCAGAACCAGCACCAAAAGATGCTACGCCATTTACAGATAGCAGTGCGTCTGGAGCCGTTGTTCCAATGCCAACTTTGCCATCAGAAGCGATACGCAGACGCTCCAAAGATGTGGTTGCAAGAATTAGCGGTGAACCACCATTCGTACCAATCAGGGCATTGGCAGTATTTTGGAACCGAATAGAGCCAAGGTTAGCATTGGTAATACCATATGTCGTCCCAGTGGTGCTTGAGTCAGAGTACACCATATAAAGGGACTTAAAGTCTGAAGTGTAGTTGGTAGACGTAAGCCCCATCTGTGTCTGGGTAGACGCATTAGGGGCTGCAACTTGGAGATAGAATGAGGGAATATCTTCCCCAATACCTACTCGTCCTTCGTTGGTTACAACAAAAGGAGTACTGTCAGGGTTTGCAGAATCCTCAACAAGAATCGCATTGCCATTACCTGTTTGCGTAATGCGAAGTGCATCAGTAGCTGAAGTTGAATTGATAATAGCTGTGCCAGTGATTGTGCTAACACCCGCATCACTGATGCGGAGTCGTTCAGTGCCACTGGTAGACATAAGAATGTTTTTGGCAGAGTTACTGTAGATTGAGGCGTTGCCAGCAGAATCAACGCCATAAGTCCACGTACCTTGCGAGTTTCCAGTGTTCATAGACACGGTGCTTGCAGCGTTTGTGTACAGTTCAAGTCTTGCCGTGGGGGCGGCAACACCAATACCCACGTTACCATCAGCCGTTACAACAAACGGGCTGGCATCAGGATTGGCACTATCTTCAACACGGATGGCAAGACCAGTTCCAAGCTGAGTAACGCGCAAAGCCGGATTGGAGTTATCGGTTACGTTGATGATCTGAGAAGCAGTGAAGGTGTTTGTCTCACCGACATTGGCAATATCTTCGGCAGCAGCAGTAATGAATACTTCTGCGTTGCCAGACAAATTGATCGGGTTGTTCGAGTTCGTAGACTCAAGGACAGTTCTTGTGAGGGTAGTGCCAGAAGCCGTGTAAACACCGCGACCAACTTCACGGTTGTTACCGTCTACAATCGCATAGGTGACAGTCTCACCATTGGAGACGCCAGAGTTGGCAAAAGAAACATAAGACGGCACAGCCGAGCCAAGCGTAATGGTGCCTGTCCCGGTTGTGGCCGTGGTCATACGAGCAAGATTGTAGAGTTTCGCCATATGTGGCTACTCCAATTAGACGACTGTGAGGATGCCGTTCACGGCGCTGAAGTCAACGGTAAGAGTTTCGCTCGAAGCAAGCGTAATCGAGGAACCATAGTCCCACCAGCCAACAAGAGGATCACCAGCGGCAGTGTCATTGTACAGCACCGCATACCGAGCGGGGCCAATCGAGCCACCAGAAGCCGTGAACACAACGTCAGTGCCAGTTGCTTTAGCGGTGCCAGAAGATGTGCTGAGAGACATGGATGTTGCCGTACCACCAGTCGTGTATCCGTTGCCGCTAGAAATCTGAGTAATGTCAGACAAAGTGGAGTTGGCCGCACTGGGAGCCGTGTTGCTCAGAGCAACCTTGAAGGTGTCTGCCGTAAAGTCGTGCTTCTTGGCGAGAACGTCATAGGTGAAGATGTTGAATTTGTTGAAAGCGGCCACGGCCTATCTCCTTGCTTTGTAGAACTCAAGAACCGCCTCAATTTCGGCAATCGTTGCATCGCTTTTTATGCGATTTGCCTTGTCAGAGACGACAATTACGTTTCCCTTGATGTAACCTTTTGTTACGTCAATTCTATCCAAACAGGCTGAATTATAGCCCACATGGCCTTCATTCTTTACAAGCTCAAAGCCAAATATAGGGCAATGGCTTGGTATCTCAAAGTCATCAATAGAAAGGTCAAAATCAAGACCCTTTCTTTTTGCTCTTGTTTTAGCAGCCGAAAGCATAGCCTTCTTTGGGTTCTTTTCCTGCCATTCCTTAACGTAAGTTATATGCGTTTCAGGATCAGCATGGTATCTTGTCTTTTGGTACTCTGGGTTCTTCTTGAACCAATTCTTTTGGTATTCTTTTATTTCGTTGGCTCTACGCTTACGATTTTGACGAACTCTGTCCTTGTTTGCCTCATACCATCTTCTATGATACTCGGCTTTTTCTAAGGCCATTATCCGAAGCTCCTCCGATTTGCGTTAAGACCACCAGAGGGACGCTTCGAGCGTTCCCCTTCGAGGCGCATATTCTCCATGCTATTCTGCATTGCAGTAGCCCAGAGTCCTACGCGCTCATCGTTCTTGAGGTACGGCTCAGCTTGCATGAGAGCAGCGTACAAATAAAGGTCAGGGCTTTTCGTCAAAAGCCAGTTTGTCGTGTTACTGTCGCTCAATGCAGGGATTTTCCCGACATACGACATCTCAAGGTTCGCGGGAGCCTCAGAAGAGGCTGCTGGCAGGATTAGAAACTTGCCATCAATCATCGTGTAGAAGCGAGGATCACCTGTGAGAGACAGACCCTTGAGTTCATTCAGGCGCTCGTAATCGACATATTCCATGGGGATCGTCTGAGTGCCGAGGTTCACAAGAACATTCGTCTCAAGCCAGTCAACCGGAACAGAGAAGTAATCATCGGTGACAGTCGCGGTCGCCCGCTTAATCATGTCATGGGTACGAAGCTGGCGATTGATCTGCGCTTCAGCAAGGGTAATGAAGTCGGGGATAACGGAAGTCAGATCGGCTCGGTTAAGCCAATCTGCGATGGACGCCTTCAGTTCTGAGTAATTGGTGATTGCCATTCTTACGGTCCCACAACGTCAACGTGTTCGTGTCCAAACTCAAAACTTCCGATGTGCTTGACCTCTTTTGAGAGGTCTTGGTCGATCAGCACTTCGTGGCCCAGCTTGTTGGCCTTGTAGCAGAAGTAGATGTCCTCACCAGAATACTCATTCGAGTCAGGATGGTAGGTGATAGAGAACCAAGGCTTCGGCATTTCCTTGAGAACCTTGGTGTCCATGAGCATGACGCCCATGCCGACAGCTTCAACCTTCTCAAGCCCCGTCTTGGAACCAGTCTTGACCGTCTCCCAGCCACCGTTGTCGTGCAGTCTGAAGGCTACCGTATCAACGGGTATGCGCCGGGTAGCATAGTTTGCAGCAACGATGCCCTTCTTGTGGTTCAGAAGGCGCTCTAGAGTGTCCTTGGGGAACCGCATGTCGGTGTCCAGCCAGAGGATATAGTCAGCGCCAGCCTCTACCGCATTCCTCGCCAAGTCTGCCCTCTGGTTTACGATCAGGGTGCCTTGGCTATTGAAGATCAGAAGCTGATGACCTTGGCTTACAAACTTAGCAGACCAGTGGGCCATCATCCGAGCAAGGTCATACGCAAAACCAGTGTTCACCATGTCTCGGCAGGGTAGGCAGATAGCGACTTTCATTAAACGGCTCCGTGCTTTGTCCTGAACAGGGCATTATCGGGATCGTTGAGCCAACGCTTCATGGCCTCCTGATCGTGGACAATGCCTTCCTTCTGCAATCGCACGAAAATGCTCAATGGGATAGAGGCAACCTTGTGCCAATCCCCATTCCATCCAGAGCTTGCATCATTGGCTTCACGCTTGTTCTGCTCAATTAAACCCTCAGTTTCCTGCTGCGTCTGAATGTAGAACTGGTCATTCGCATCATCCCAATGGAACCAGCGGGTGATTCCGGTGAGGGGGTCGTGGTCAAAAAGACGCTTATCCATGATACCTTCAAGCCGTTGTTTTCCAAGTTCTGCCAATTCTGACGCTACGAATGCAATTTACGCTCACATTCAATTCGCGGGCCAAGGCAGCGTTTGTTTTGTCACACCCTTTTATATACTCAACTTGAGTGAGATTCAACCTAGATTTGCCGTTCTTTTCGCCGTGTATAGGAACACTAACCTTCCTACCTTTGGCAATCATATCGGCAGTGTTTTCCTTGAAAGTCCCCAATGACAGATGTTCTGGGTTTACACACGAGGGATTGTCGCAACTGTGCATTACAACCATTCCGACAGGTATCTTGCCTTTGTGGATTTCATAAGAAACCCTGTGAGCAAGTAAAGTCTTTGAGCCAACACCACCGCTTTGGATTGCCCCGTATTGGTTTGGCTTTCTCGTCCCAATCCAAGTCCAGCAATAGTCTGTTTTATGTACCTTTTTCCAGAATCTAGTCTCTATAGAAGCACGGGCGCGAGGCCCGTCATCGGTAGTACCAGTCTTTCGCAGCCTTATCTCATGCTTGTTACACAGGCCATGAGCGACAACTTTAAGGCCGCATTCAGGAACTTTGCATATTTTCATAAGTGTTCTCCGTGATAAGTATCTCTACCTACCACGGAGAAGCATTCTCGTCAAGTCTTACTTAGCTCGTGGTAAGGTCGGCAATAATCCCATGCGCCTTCTCGGTGCGTACCTTGAGGGCATATTCCACAACGATCATCTTCTTCTGAGAGTCGCCAGTCTTCGCGAGGTCTTCCGTCTGGAAGTTACGCAGGTAAGAAACCGCTGCGTATTCCGGATCAACCACGAAGGCATCACGCTCACGCTGGAAGCGCGAGGGGACGATGGAGACGTTGCCGAAGTCGCTGACGTAGATGTCAGCAGCGCCGATGATGGCAGAAGGCTTAGCACCGTCAACATTGAAGCGGATGCCAGCGATGCCGGAGAAGCCCGACACGATGCGCTTGTTGAAGGGGCCAACCATCAGCAGCTTGGGGGTGCCACCATTCGTCCACACGGACTGAATGACATCCTTCAGCATGGTTTCCGTGAACGTGCGCTGCGTACCATCGGTACGGGCGGCGTTCGGGTAGCCATCGTTGGTCGAGGACATGGTGGGGTTGCCACCGCCAGAACCCTGAGACACGTTGGAACGCAGCCAAGCCGGGAGACCAGCGGTCTTACGGGCAGTGGACGAGTTACCAGCAGCAGCCGCCTGATTGAACAGGAGGGCTGTTTCCATGTCGCGCTTCAGTTCCGAAGCAGCCTTCGCCATCTGGTAGGCCATCGCAGAGCGGAAGCCAGCGGTGTCAACCGATTCCAGCGTACCAGAGGTAGCCACAACCTTGCGGCTGATCTGGGTGTAGTTGCCCACACGGTTGGTAGCGGCCAGCGAGTCAGCGGAGGCATCATCGCCTTCGATCTGAGCGTTGGTCGTGGAAGCGGCAGCAAGAGCGTCCGTCTGCCATTCGGTGTAGGTCTGCTTGGCCGTGTCGCGGCCAACATTGCTCATGAAGACGGTATCTTCAGGGCTGATGTTGTAGATAATGTTCGCAAGGTCTTCGCGGACAGAGTTCGTCGCATCATAGCGATCGAAAAGGTTAGTGGGCTGTGCCATGTTCGTTCACCTCAAAGAAGTTTTTCAAAGAGGAAAGCTGCGTCTCCGAGCTTTCCGGTTTTTGCGAGACGCTGTTTCGCGCCTGTAACGGCAGTTTTCGTACGGGTCGGAGGAGCATTAGCGGGAGTACCGCCACCAGCTACCTTCGGGGCATTCGACTTCTGTTGCGGCTGTGGCCTCTTTGCCATGAGAGAGTCATACTTCATGGACTTGTAGAGAGCCAAAACGGCGCGAGGGTCGTATGCCTGAGCAAGTTCCTCATCGGAAAAACCGAGCTTGTTACCGTATTCACGGATAGCGGCTCGATCCTGCTCCCAACGCTTCTGATCTTTCCACTCTGGCACTGCCTTCTGAAGTTCGGCCTTGCTATTGGAAACTACATTAGCGATGTATTCTGCCTGTTCACGGGCATGAATTTCTCCGAGACGCTGTTTTTCAGCGTTAATGGCGTCAATACGTTCCCTGCGGTCGCGCCACAGGTCTTTCTGACGCACATACTCAAGAGGGTTCTCAGAATACAACCGTTCCCAGTCAGGCTCTTGTTCCACACTTTGCGCGAGTTGTGATTCAAGGGCAGTTAGGAGTTGGGAGTATTGTTCTCGTTCCGTCCTGATTTCGGCAAGTTCTGCTTCAAGAGCTTTTTTCTCTTGAGAGACTTGGTTCATGCTGCGCGAGTAATCTGCGTGTCTCTGGTAGCCTCGAATCGCTTCCTCAAGAGGTATCTGCTCTTCCTTCCCGTCAATTTTGACGGTGACGAACTGAATCTCTGATTTGGAGTCGCCTTCTTCGGCATCCTCAACGTCAGCAGTGGCTTCCTCCTCCTCGGCACTATCCTCGTCTGCCTGTTCGGCAGTCTCAGTCAGCGTCTCATCCTCAGAGTCCTCGGCCAGCGGCTCGGTTGTCGAAACTTCCGAGTCATTGGGCGCTGCTTCTGCTTTGGGCGTCTGGGTTACGTGGTCATCCCCGGCCAGAAGGGCTTCAAACTTAGCAGCAGCCTCTACGAATCCCGTCCCAGAAGGGGTCAGGGAATTTGTCATGTTTTACCTCATCTTGTTTGTGTTTGCAAGCCGCAAGTTGAAATTGTTAATCTTCTCGCTTGTTGCGATAGACTCCAACTGCGCCTTGAGTGCTGAGAGAGCGCGCATCATGTGATACGCCTCGTCTCTGGTTGCAGTATCCGTGAAGGGACTGCCTTTCCAAGCATTTGTGTATTGTTCCTCAAGTGCTTGAAAAATAACGGTAATACCGTGTGAAGTTAAAAGTGACTTGGCGTACTCGATTTGTTCTTGCTCGTTCAAGCCAAAAGTCCTCCGATGGTATCGTTCATTGTTTGCTCCGTTGTAGTGGAGCGCCGTCTGCGGCGGCGATCATCATTACGCGAAGCAGCCTGATCCAAAAGCAGAGAAGCAAGGCTTACACGCTCTCCAGTTGGACGCCTAATAGGTGGTGCCTCAGGTGCAGATGCAGCTTCTACCACTTGCGGCTGTGAACCCGCAAGTAGCTGTGAACCATACTCACCAGCCTTAGCTGCGCCACCAAGAATACCGGGCCCAGTATCATAAGAAGGGATGCCGAAGAGATTGGCTGCAACACGGTCCATCATGGTAGGGGTCGGTGTGCGAGGCGGAAGTGTAGGTGTAGCTGCTGCTGTCTGAGGCATAACAGCCCGAACAGGAGCCGGGCTAGGAGATGGGGCAGAAGCAACCTGAACAGGCGCACCAAAGTCAACTGGCCTAGCCCCCGGAAGAACGCCAAACGTCTGCTGCACAGATTTTGGGTTTCTGGCGCTATAAAAAGTAACTGAATTTGGATCAGCAGCCATCTGGGCAAAGGCATTCTGCGTTTGCATAGAAGCTGTAGGGCGTCCCTGAATGATGGCATTATTACCAAAGTTAACAGCACCACCAACTACAGGTGCGGCTTCACCAGACAAGACACCACGAACAACATCTTGAACGGCAGCAAAGTTGGGGTTCTGAGGTCCATACTGGGAAGAAAGGTATGCACCAGAGCCGTATGGTTCAAATTGATTTCTTTGGCTAAGAACACCCTGAACAGTAGATGGAAACTGTTCTGAAAGCACACGGTTGCGAATTACATCGGCAACAGCTTGAGCGGCTGGTGTACTTAAACCTCCCTGAGCATTTACGATGCTTGAGCTTTCAGCAAGGACCATACGGGTCGCCGCGTCTAATTCTTCTGGCGTGAATGCTACATCAGGAATGTTCAAACCTTGCGCCTGAACAGATGCCATGCGGGCTTCAGGAGTTAGTGATGTAACACCTTTGGGTCCACTATAAGTTCCAGAAGAGATAGCTTCGTCAATAGAAGCAACTTCCTGATTGTCAGGAAGAGCCGCATTTAAGGCATTACCGAGTAGACCAGAAGGTACAGAGAATGAAGGTGACATCTGGCTTGAGGCAAATGGGCCACCAAGAGCCTCGGACATGGCAATGTTTTCGGGCCTCTGAAGGGCAGACTGAAGGCCAAGCAAGTCAAACATTCCGGCATTCGGAAGACCAGCCCTATTCATGGACCTGATTGCTGACGTAAGTTCTGTCGGCGTGAAATCAAAGGCATTCCCATAGGGAGCCATAGGCGAAATAGGCTGGTTTCCGAGAAGGCTAAGTGCCGAGCCGGGAACAACGCTCTGAGCGCCACCCCATGTCGTAGCAGGACCACGAAAGCCCGTACCAATGTCACGACCGCCTTCATTTGCGCGAGAAGCAGCCATAGCTTCACCACGCGCTACGGCATTAGCTACATCACGGGGAGTCGCAGCAACGCCACGAACACCAGTGCCAAACCCACCAGTTGCAAGGTCGCCGGGATTCCCTGTGATAGCCATTATACGCCTCCCATTCCTCTGTTCGCCATCGCTGCCTGAGACAGAAGCCTAAGAGCGTCACGATCACGCTCCATTTCAGCCTTAATGGCCGCAACATTGACCTGAGTGCCATATTTGGCCTCAATTTCGGCTGCGCGGATCATCAGATCAACGTCAGTTTTGTCGCGTTCGCGGTCATCCTGCATCTTGGTCTTCTCAATCTCAAGCTGAGCTTTGAGTTGAGCGATTTGGATGTCGGCCTTAACCTTCTCCATCTCGACCTGAGCAAGCATTTCAGTAGGATCAGGCTTCGGCTGGCCCATAGACTGCTGCTGCAACTGCGGCAGGGTCTGGCGGTCGATTTCCTTGAAGTATTTGGCACCATCCTTCATGCCGTTAATGGCAAGAATTTGCGTGATGGTGTCACGGTACTGCTTGAGGTCAACGAGAGGATTGTCGGGACCAAACTGCATAAGAGCCTGTTCCTGCTTGGCAAGGATTTGGGTCAGGAGTGCAGTGCGTTCAGAGGCATTACCGTTGCCCAAACCGACATTGACGATCATATCCATGTCAGGGTTCCAGCCACGGGGATCGACAGGCACCCACTGGTTACGCAGACGAATGACCATCGGCTTGTCTTGGTTCTTAATGAGCATTTTGAGAATGCCCTTGAACAGACGCTTGATGCCCGTTTCAGCGAAGATACGAGCAATCATCTCAAGTCGTTCCTGAGCAGACGACATGGTAGCAGAGACAGCCGCCTTGGTTGTGCTTTGCAGAACATCAGGATCAAGACCCTGAGAAGCCTTCGAGATGCCAGTGCGGGAAGCGCGAAGATCGTCAAGATAATTGATAATCGGCATGGCTTGCATACCGACAAAGGGTTCTGAGAGTGACTGAACCATACCCGGCTGACGAGCGCGGATGATGCCACCAGTTTCCACGTTCAGAACGTCATCCATGTTCACCTGACCTTCAACCACCACAGTACGGGGGTGAATAACCTGAGCCAGTGAATCAAGGGTATTGCGTACCACGTTCGTCTTGATGACCTGCAAATCCATAACCTGATCGGCTACGGACTCACCAATAATCATGTGGGGCGTGGGATCGGGGCAGATAACAGCGAAAGGCACCTCGTCCACAACTTCGTCATGGAGGATGTGCGTTCCGTTGCCAATCGAGCAGACCCGGCGAAGCTCGGCAATGCCGTCACCGTCCTTGTCTACACGGATGTAGCTCTCAACGTAGAAAACCCGTTCAAGTGTCTTGTCTGGGTTGTCTGCGTTGTTAAGGAAACTGAGGATGGCAGGGTTGCGTACTTGGGCTTCAGTGTTAATGTCAAAGGTGTCGCCCTGACCGCCGTACTGCTCAACCTCGTCCTTGTCATATCCCATCGCAACAAGCTCAGAGACAGTGACCAGCTTACGATGGCCCACATAATCGGCAGTGTCAAGATCACGCGCATTACGCGCAATAATAAACTCTTCGGGTGGAATGCACTCAACGATGTACTTAAGCTTTTTGTTTGTGCGGCGCACCTTGACTTCGTAAGTTTCCTGAGACGAGGACATCGGCATTCCCGTCATAGGATCGTTCACGGTTTGTTCAATGTACTTTACCGAGACTTCAATGACTTCATTCTCAGGATCAGAAACGAGAAGTGCATACTGCTCGGCATCAAGGCCAGAGTATTCGCTTTCAGAGATAGACTTAATTTCTTCAGCACGCCACTTGAAGATACCAGTCTTTGAAATAAGTGCATCTTTGATCCCATCATAGAGAATCTGGAAGCCGGGGTTTTCGCTGTAGAAAACGTAGTTCACCGTGTCGGTGGCCTGTTGAGCGCCAGCGATGTCTTCGGGCGAGCGAGGCGCAAACTCAACGGCATTTTCGGATGCAGTAAAGATGCGGAGAAGGCTTGGCATCATGGCCTGAACGGTGTCACGCACCTCAGTCATAACGACCTGAGAGCGGCCTTCCTCTTCATTGCCAAGAAAGTCACCACGATAAAACGACATGGAGAGTTCGCGGCGAGGAGCGATGTAATCGTCAATGTAGTTTTCAGCATCGTCAATCGCTGCCTTTACGACAGCGCCAAACTGCTCTTCATCCATCGCATCGGGCGATTCGGGTTCTTCCATCGAGAACTCAAGCTCTTGCTCGTCCTTCTCGTACTCGACTTCCATGCCGTTTTCTTCATCCATGATGAACCTCATTTGCCTTTATGAACGAAGATAACGTCCTGCTGGACGCTTTCTACAGCCTCATAGCCAAGGCTCTTGAGCCAAGCATGTGTTTCGCTTTCGTCAATGTTGTAGAAACGCTTTGAGTGACCAGCCATCTCAAGCACGATCACAGGTTTCCACGCTT